CCAACCTGTCCGACCGTTTGAGTTTGCACATAGACTTGCAACTCCTCAGCAATAGCGTCATCGGGGTCGGAAGTCGTAGTTGGATCCACCATGAACCAAGAGTTACCAGTCTGAATGTCGATGTGATTCTCCATCCATAATGGTCCCATTGTTGCATTTCCCTGCGACATAGCTCTAGCTAGGAAAGTTCCTGCTTCGGGCTGAAGGCAAGGCTCACTCATAGAGTGGCTGCTACACAAGATTACTTGTCCATTCAGGCTTGTGGAAACCTTAGGGACGTAGTGGATACGCAATTTGCGCCAGCGGTATTTCTCGTATGATCGACAAATATTTCCCAGAAAAGTGGCTAGGAAGTAGGCTGGGCTTAACAAAGCAGACTTACCAATACCGAAAGTGGACACTCCTTGTCCTTCAACGGTACCGATAAAGTCAGAACCAGTCAAGACCGATCCATTCTTTGTTTGCGTGTGCGATGTTTTAACGGAACGAAAAACACTCCCAACTGCTACTGGGGCTCGTGCCTTTTCGATTGGTTTTTCAGTGTGTTTATTCTTTTTAGTCATTTTATCGAGAGCGGGTTTTGTCATTGTTCGAAGATTTTTATTTGATTTATTTGCGGCGGTTAGCACGTCCAAAGCCAATCTGCCACCCACTAAAACTGCCGCGAGCCCCCTTTTGGGACCTTTGAACAAGTTCTTGCGAATAAACGTCATGTCAGCAGTGGAATTCCTCTCACCACCGGAAAGAGCGAAATCGTGTTGCCTACAAGTTTCATCAAACTCATCTATAGCTGGTGCAAACCCATGTGTCGACGAGACACGTCTGCCGTCGGACCACCCTGGGCCACACCAATTGCCATGATAAGCGTAAGTCATCGAATCCGGTACTAATTATTAGCGGACCAGTACCTTAAATTTCAGCCGTCCACAGGCTGGCAAAAGTTTTAAGACATTGCATGGTCCGACAGCAGCTATGCGTCAACCTCATACAAGGCCGACATGAATTCCCAATGAACGGAGGAATCCAACTTACTGTCTTCGAGTAGGTCACGAAGGCTCTCTTGAACCACATTGTAGTCCAAATCGTACCGTTCCTCGAAAAAGCAACCCATCATGCTCGAAACTTCCACAGTCTTGTTGACAGTCAACACTTTGTATTGTGCTTCTTTGTCAACATAAACTCCGGCTTTAACACCCTCCATCTTGCGCAGCATTGCTTCACAGTAAATGTTCAGCAACGGCACATAATGGTACGCTTGCCTGTTGCCCTCAAACATTCCCTTTACAATTTCGGGCTTGTGGCGACTGGTAGCATAACCAATTTTGGGTAGTTGTTTGCCAGGTTTAGCACCTAAGACGTAGGTTTCGACACCATTTACAACAGCTGGCCAAAACACACCTGAGCAAAATTCCGCTTTCGCTAGTGATGTGTGGATTTTAACCTTAGGAATGAATCCAAAACCTTTGAGCGATTCTTCGATCGCCGTTTTGGCTTGTTCCGTAGTTAGACCAGACTTGCGATGACTAGACTCCTTCACAATCGAAGTGTTGTCGTCACCCATGACTGCCGTCTTTGAATTCTCGTTTGGTCCGAAAACTTTATCCAAAGTCGACGCAGCTGTTAAACCGGTGTTTTGCGAGTTGCCCGCGGATGTCTGAGGATTGCCAGAACACATACCGTGATCGGTGGTGTATTTGACCCCATTTCGTGTATACCCCACAATATTCTTGTGATGTTCATAGACTACGGACGCCTCTCCATAATCTTTCATTCCTGCCTGTTCAAGACCGAAGCGCGTCATCTCATACGGCCCCTCACGCTGAGTGCCGTCATATGACGTCATATCCACTTCGACTATCCAATCACCAGGAGAGTAATTGTCGAACATCCATTGTCCGACTTCAACACCCGTAGCACCCGACGTATAGTAGAATCTTCCTTTTCCATCCCACTGTTTTGTCAAGCCTTTGGC